CGAACTGACAAGACGGGGTGTCGCCCCATTACTCATGAAATCACAAATAACGAAGCAACGTGACGGTCGCCCAGGCTTGCTAGATGAAGAGATTAGTAAGGAGAGTTTGCTCCTGAAAGGTCTCAACATCTGTACGTACCTGGCTTTGATCGATGGGTTATGTCGACTTCGCGTGGGCTTCCAACGAAAGGAAGCGTTACGATTCACTTGCAACTTGGCAGATTCGAGATTAATCTTGAGTCTTGCCTTATCACATGGAGTGAAGAGTATCACGAGAACAGACACAGGTGTTCAGATTCACAGTCATCTTAAGAAGGGCCGTCCACAAGGATCGGACGACCCCAATGATTACTGTTTACCGAAAGAGTCTGAACTACTCTTGAACCACAAATGTTACCTGTTACGAGGCTTACTTGAGATCCTAATGGACAGATACCCCGCTGGGTCTCTCTGTTCAAAATCGGCCCACTCGTTTTGGTCTAAGACGAAAGAGTGGGATTTGAAGAACTTTGTCAAATTTGCGAAGTTCTGCCTTTGTGCACCATTTGCTTTGGCGCTGCGCGAGGAGCTACCCCCCCCCTTGGAAGGTTTAACAGACTGGACGCTCTTTTCTGGTGATTTTCATTACCGGATTAAGAGAGCGATTGCGAATCCCCGAAAGGGAAACGTAGCGTTTCTGTATTCCTACCTGCAGGGGAAAAGAGCAGCAGCCCCGGTGGAGAAGTCCTTCGTTAAGAAAGCATTAGAGGATCATCAGGAAGTTCTATCCGAGATTCCTCCACCCTTTCCTCCCTTCCTCCTTGAATCTTTTAGGAAGAAGGCAAAGGAATTGTGGTCTGGTGTTACCCAATTAAAGGCAGGTCGTCAACTTCGACAACCTTCCCGTCATGCCCATCTGCTCTGTCCGAGAACTAACGACGGCGCAAATGGGTATATCCTCGAATTCGTTGATGTTGCTGATAAGTTCCCCTTAGACCTTGGGGATATCTGCGACCCGGAAAGTTGGTGTGAGCTTCCCTTGTCCGACTGGGCTAATCCTGAAAAGGAAAGTGCCCGTCGGCTTGGTAGATTCCTCTACCCTTCCGTCCCAGAAATCGACATTGAACCACGGTCGTTTGGGAAGAGGAGAAAAATGGCAAAGGAGGTTCGTCATTTGGCGTATGTGGACTTGCTCTCGATGACCCCGATTCGTAATCGGATGGTAGAGACGAGAGGAGTCCCACTTCCCAGGTATGACGAGGTTGTCCGTCAGGCGTTGCATGAAGGGTGTGGTAACATAAATGGAGCCACTCCCGATTGGGAGCTCGAGGACCTCCGAGTAGGGTTTGATCCTACCTCGGGGGCCCGAGGGCCTCTGATCGCGAAGGTGGTTCCTGTTCTTGAACCGCTTAAGGTCCGGTTGATCACTGCCGGCCTCCCTTTTTCCTACTACATTGCTCAGCAATGTCAGTCGGACATGCATTCCCACTTGAAACGTCTCCCTCAGTTCGCTCTAATAGGGAGGCCACTTGAGAAGAGTGACCTCTCCTTCATCAATATTTTTCTTGCTCGTATAGTCTCTGGAGATTACTCTGGGGCGACCGACCGAGTTTTGATTGAGTTGACGAAGCTCCTTTTTGAGGAGTATTTGAAGGCGTCGGGGGCTGACTTTCTTGAAACTTTTGTTCTCCGTTCTGTCCTCTATGAGCACATTCTCATGTACAAGAAGAGTGGACTCTCTTGGATGGTTTACCTCCAGAAGAACGGACAATTGATGGGAAGTGTTCTCTCGTTCCCCATTTTGTGTATGATTAATTTCATCGCTTTGTGGGTGACGTGGGAACTACGCCATTGTAAGGAGTTTCACCATGACGAGATACCATGTCTGGTGAACGGAGACGATATTCTCTTCCAGTCCGACGATGAAATGTATCGTATCTGGAAGTTAGTCGTCAAGCTTTGTGGTTTTAAGCTCTCTATCGGGAAGAATTATATTCATCACCGTTATGGCCTAATTAACTCAGAGCTTTGGGATTTTAGTAACAATTTCCCTGAACGCCTACACTTCTTCAATGTAGGGCTCCTTACAGGCCAGTCAAAGCTGGCCAACTCCAACAGTGTACTACGTCCAGTATGGGACTGGCATCGAGAGTCCCTCGCAGGTTCTTGGAATAAACCTCGCGCTCATCGACGTTTTGTACATTATCACCGTGAGGATATCGATCTCTTCACACGAGAAGGTAAATATAACCTTTTCGTCTCGCGTTGCCTTGGAGGGTTGGGATTCGTCCCTGTCCCCGGGTTGGAAATAGCGGTAACGCGTTTCCAGAGGGTGGTTGGTCATCTTCTGCGGTCCCGATATTGTTCGGACCGTCTCCTCTCAAATTATGAGGAGGAGCGGATTGGTATTGTTGAGAAGCGTTACAATACCCCGAAGATGCCTTGTTGGAGGGAAGGTCGTGTCCGATACCTTCCTGATTCTCAAATCCCAGCTGCTGGGTTACGGATCGAGAAATTGAAACCTATTACTGAGGCTGCTCCTGTTCTTTGGAGGCAGTCTGAATCGGAAATTAAGATCCGAGGTCTCAAATTCTCGATGCAAGAGCGTGAATTCTTAAAAGGGACTCGTTGGAACAATGACGAGACCTTACTGAGTCTTCAAGACGCATTCACGCCCTTCCGCTTGTTGGAGAATCTTCAAGATTGCCGGACTGATCATATCCGGTCATGCTGTACAGCGATTTGCGCTTAGCAGCATCTCCCGACCTAGGCATGTCGTTAAACTGTTACAGGGTCTCCGTCGGTAATTGACCAAACAACCCCGAACCGGCCTGCTTATGAGGACATACTAGGTAAGTGATGTCTTTCTGTCAACATGTATCCGATCCTTTTCCGAACCCCGTGAGGGGATGACCGTGAGGTTTTTCAGTTGAGCCCGTGAGGGTTCCTGGATTGGGACGTCCTAGGGATGGCCCTAGGAAGGATTGCGTTGTTGAGAGAGAGGTATTAACCCAAACTATGTCTGTTGACAAGTAGGGCGGGGAGGTGGGGCTA